GAAAACAAAAATGCAATGATAGCCAAATTAGAAGAGTACGGAAAGTATATATACGACCAGTGCAACAGATTAAGAAAGGATTGCATTGTGGAAGAAGAAAAAGAAGTACTTAGAAGGTATTTCGGTGGGAAATAGCAAAGAGGGGTGGAGCAATCTGCCCTTTTTAAAATGGTACAAAAAGTTGTTTAAAATAGGTTAAAATATATATTGAAAAGAATATTAAAAGTACCGGACAGAAAAATGGATTCTGTTCGCTAACCTAGAATAGTTATAGGATGATGCATGGCACGTCCTATTTTGGGCGTGCTTTTTTATTTTTGGGAATTAATTCAGTGGAAGAAGACACGGCTTATATCCGGGTTGTCGAGGGTTCGATTCCTTCATTCCCAATTGCCAGCTATGGAGTAAATAGCAACTCAATCGTGCCGGACTGACCGGAGTAACAACTTGGAAAGAAAGAGGTAGAAACATGGTAAACGTAGCAAAAGAATTAAAGAAACTCGGAATTGAAATTTCAGACGAACAGAAAGAATCTCTTAAAAAGAGTATGGGTGAAGAGCTGTATTCCAAAGAAGAAATGGAAGACAAAGTTAAAAAAGCTTCATCAGAATCCGAACAGTGGAAAAACCGGGCAGAATCAGCAGAGAAAATGCTTGAAGGGTTGGATGGAAAAAGCCCGGAAGACATTTTAAAAGAGCGTGATGACTGGAAGAGACAGGCAGAGGATTCAAAAAAAGATTACGAAGCCAAAATTGCAGAGCATGAGAAGGATGAACTTTTGAAAGAAGCATTTGCGGAAATCGAGTTTACTTCTGAATCTGCAAAGAAAGCCATTATGAAAGACATTTCCGAAAGCGTAAGCGTGAAAAATGGAAAGCTGATAGGGTTTAGTGATCTTATTGAAGAAGCTAAAAAGACAGATGCAAATGCATTTGTAAATAAGCAGAATCCAAAGGCGTATTTTACAAAACCGAATGAAAACAATTCAGGTGGCGATAAGCCTGCAACAAGAGAGAGCATTTTATCTATCAAAGATAGATCAGAACGTCAGAAAGCAATTGCCGAAAACATTTCTTTATTCCAACAGTAAAGGAGTTTTATATGAACAAAAACAGATTAACGATGAACACCAATTTGCAGTTCTTTGCAGCAAACGCAGGACTGATTAAAACAGAAGACATTGATGTAACAGCAAGGGAAATTGATTTTGTTACATCTTTTGAAAGAAACTGGGAAGCTTTAAGAGAAATTCTTGGAATTTCAAGAGCAATTAGAAAACAGCCGGGAACTGTTCTTAAAAGCAAATATGCAGAAGGAACGTTAGAGAGCGGAACTGTAGCAGAAGGTGATGTGATTCCAAGAACACATTACGCTGTAAAAGAAAAACCTTATGCAGAGATTACTCTTGAAAAATATGCAAAAGAAGTTTCTATCGAAGCTATCAAGGATCATGGATATGAAGCAGCTTGTGGAATGACAGATGAAGAGTTCAAGACAGACCTGCAGGATGGAATTACAACAAAATTCTACAACTATCTGAAAACTGGTACACTTACAAACACTGCAAAAACATTCCAGATGGCGGTAGCTAAAGCTATTGGATCTGTCAAGAATAAGTTCAAGTCAATGCACAGAACTGCTACAGGAGTTGCAGTGTTTGCAAATATCATGGATTTCTATGATTATCTTGGAGATTCAAACATTACTTTGCAGACAGCCTTCGGACTTACCTATGTCAAGGGATTCCTCGGAGCAGACATTATGTTCCTTTGCTCTGACAACGAAATCCCAGCAGGAAAAGTTCTGGCAACACCTGTGAACAACATCGTTGCTTATTATGTAGATCCATCTGACGCAGATTTTGAGAAAGCCGGTCTTTCTTACACTGTCAGCGGAGAAACAAATCTTATCGGATTTAAGGTAAAAGGCGATTACGATCGTGCAACCAGCGTAACTTATGCACTGTTAGGATTTGTACTTTTTGCAGAGTTCATTGATGCAGTAGCTAACGTTTCAATCACACCGGGGGAATAGTTCCCACTACACAGGCGGTAAATGCTAGTGGGAAACTCACGGAAGAATACTTAAACTCTCTTACAGTTGCAGAAATTAAGGAACTGGCAGAGAGTAAAGGGTATTCACTGACCGCAACAAAGAAAGCTGATATTATCAGCGAAATCTTATCACAGCAATAAGGAGTGTGGGGCAATGTCATATGTAGATTTTGAATATTACCAAACTAAATATGGTGGAAGTTTGTTCAAAAACGAAAAAGACTTTGCTCCATATGAAAGAAAAGCAGAAAGAAAAATCAATGCGATCACATCAAACAGGATTGTGTTTTATCCTCAGCCAGAATCAGAAGATGCATGGTGGGATAATATCAAAGATTGCACCTGCGAAATAGCCGAATTGCTAAAGAATGTATCTGAGTACTCTGCGGCAGTTAATAACTTTGGTGTTATTGCAAATGCGGACGGAACTGTAAAAGGAAAAATGATTAAGAGCATGACTTCTGGAAGTGAATCAGTATCTTATGATGCCGGAGCATCTTCTTCGACATTTGTAGAGCTTGCAAAATCAGAAATGGCACTTAATAGTAAGTGCTACGATATTGCATCAAATTACCTAACCGGAATGGTTGATTCAAGGCATGAAAACCTTTTGTACATGGGAGTTTAGCTTATGGGAATCGGATATAAAGATGCCGTGGTTTTATATAACAGGCATTACAACGACACTTTAGAAACTGAATATTATTTCGGTACTCTATTTGAAAATGTAAGAATTGAGCTTACACAGGCAGAGAACATAAACAAATCTGGAATGAAAGATGCAGATAGTTTTCTTGTAAAAATCCCGAATGATGGCACATTGAATTATGCTAATCCACCAGACTGGGAGAACATGAGCGAAGAAGAAAAGCTAAAGCATTTCACCTTAAGAAGTAATGATTTTGACTTCGTAGTGATTGCAAAAAAAGATGAACTTCTCATTGATAGGGAATTGCCGGTTGGATTAATTAATTCAGACGATTATCCGGGTAAATTCTTCCAGTACATGGTAAATGAAAAAGGGAATTGCTACAAAGTGAATACTATCGGTGTTTACAGCCTTATACCAAGGTTTGAGATTGGAGGTAAATGATTTGGATGAAAAGCCAAAAATAATGCTTGTATCAGATGCAGAAACGGCGCAAAGAGCTATTCTTGATATGATAAATAGTTATCCAGATTTTCCGCCCGGTTTCAAACCATCAAATTCAACAATCTTATGGAACAGCATAAAAGATACTCAGTCTATTGGAGTTTTTCCGGCGCAGGATCCAGTTTATTTGAAAAAATATGTCAGCGGTTCTTATGTCGGACAAATGACGTTCCAGATCGTATACAAAAGCAATCCAACAACAAACAAGGATAATATTGCAGCAAGCAATCTGCTTCAAAATATTGCAAAGTTCCTTGAAAGTGGAGAATTTACATTAAAGGATAAAAATTTTGTTGCAGAACAAATTAACCGCACATCAGATGTATTTTGCGGTACAGCAGATGGAAAAACAACAGAATTAGCAATTAATATGCAGCTTAAATATTTTTATAAAAAATAGGAGGAATACTCATGTCAAAAGACAGAACTAACATGGTCTCACTTTTGGATATTGGAAGCCTTATGGGTGGATCAACTGAAAAGCTTGCTGAAATGGGTGATGGTTTCACAGAGCTTACAGAAGACTGGGGACCTAACACAGAAAGCACACAGTATGTAAACATGAAAAATGCAAGCAACTCTGTAAAAGGGTATGCATTTTCAATGTCTCCAGAAAGAGAACATTTGTCAGATGAAATGCAGACAGTGTTTAATGACATTTTCAAAAAGTTACCAACAGGAGATCAGTGTGAGACATATTATTATCGCTTCTTTAAAGCTGATATTACAAGCGGATCCGGAGATTGTATCCGTGTCCCAGTAACTGTATGTGCATCAAGCACTGGTGGAGCAGGTGGTGATATTTTAAAGTCTACAGTCCAGATTAATGGAAATGGAGATGTAGAACAGGGAACAATCACTATTGCTGGTGATGGATCATTCTCATGGGCGCCTAAAGTAAGCGCTTTGGCTTTGGATGAAGATTACCCAATTGCATAGGTGTTAATTAAAAATTAGCATATGTGGGATGCTTACTTTTCCTTGGTGTCCCACATTAGGAAAGGATGTTAATTATGGAAGAAATTAAATTAAGCAGTGGTATAAAAAAAATTGCAATAAAAGACGAAGACGGAGATCTTATTACAGTTATAACAGTAGATACAGCGAATGCAGACACAGCTAAGAAGTTTGCAGGTGTAATTGATAAATTAAATAATATATCTCAGAACTGTGAAAAAGAAGCAGCCGAATGGAGAAATAACCACAAAGACGATATGAATGTGGATGATATTAATGTGGATGCAGCATTAGAGATAAATAGCATTCGTGTGAAATATCTTAATCTGATTACGGAAAGTATAGATGGGTTGTTTGGCGAAGATGCCATGAAACAGATTTACGGAGATATTGTCCCGGATGAACTTGCAATTGTGGAGTTTGTAGAGCAGGTTATCCCTGTTATGAATAAGCTTTTCAATAAACGTTTTGAACAGGTGCAGAACAGATACAATGTAAGAAGACGTGGGGCAAAATAATGAACAATGTCATGCTGGACAATTTGCCTACTGAATGGAACGGATACAAAGTAAATACCGATTTCCGCATAGGTATGCAGATTTATACTTTGCAATATGACAAAGAAATAAATAAGTACGAGAAAACAAATGCTATTCTTTATCTTATGTTCTCTGATGAATACGGAGAACTTAGAGACCATCCACAGTACCATGAGTTAGATGAATGTATTTCTTGGTATTTAAATGGATGGCATCACGATAATGCAGGCAGTAGCAAGAATACAAAGCGTTTTATTGACTATGATGTAGATCAATGGAGAATATATGCAGATTTTTTGCAGATATACGGTATTGATTTGTCCGTAGCAGATATGCACTGGTGGAAATTTAATGGCTTGATCTGGAATATGCCAAGAAGATTATCTTCTCTTGTAGAGGTAATTGAGATCCGACAAAAGCAGATTGAAAATAACATGAGTTCCAAGGAAAAAGATGCAATCAGAAACGCACAAAATATATATGCTCTGGAACAGTCAGAAAAAGAGTATACCAGCGAAGAAAAAGAAAAGATAGACGATTATGATCGCATGATGGAAGAAATAAGAAAGCAGAAAGAAACAGAACAGGAAGCATTGAAACAGTTTAAGAAATGAGGGTTTTAGCATGGCTGAATATGATGGCGAAATCAGAATAAAAACGTTGATTGAAAATGGAGAAGCATCAAGTAAGCTTATGCAGATGGAATCACAGTTTCAGAAGCTTGCAAGAGAAGCTGATAAGTTTTCCAAGACACTGAAAGATCTGGCAAGTCAGAAGATTCCAACAGAGGAATATAAGGCTGTGCAGATGCAGATAGAAAAAGATACTGCTTCTCTTGGTAAACTTACTGACAGAATGGATAAATTCTTAGAAACAGGTGGAAGCAGTAAAAGCACAACCTTTAAAAGAATGCAATACGAAGTTGAGGAATTAACAAACTCAATTAAATATGCAAAAGGCGAGCTTGCCGCAATGGAATCTTCCGGAACTGCTTTTATAGATCCTACAACTACAGAAGAATATAGCAAAGTATCTGAAAAGCTTCTTGATGTACAGAGCAAACAGGAAGTTCTTAATCAGAAGATGAGAGAAACAGTTGCCAATGAGAAATCTATTGGTGCTGGTGCAAAAGACATTGAAAAAGTAGGAAAATCAGCAAAAAAATCCTCTGGCTTAATATCTGACATGGCGAAACGAATAAAGCAGACCGTAGTTAGTTTTGCAATATTCGGTGCGGTTATGAAAGTATCTCAGACCATATCCAAGGCATTTACAGAAGGTATACAGAACATGGCGAAGTATTCTTCTGAATTTAACGGAAAAATGTCTGAAATGGCAAGTGCTACGGCTACATTGAAAAATTCTATTGGAGCATTGACAGCGCCTATCATATCTGCATTGACACCAGCAATCGTAACTTTATGCACATGGCTTACAAATGCCATTAATGCCATGAATAGATTTATTGCGGCTATAAGCGGAAAAAGCACTTGGACAAAGGCAAAAAAGCAGCAGGTAGACTATGCGGCATCTCTTGATAAAACAGCCGGTTCTGCCAAAAAAGCGGCTGGAGCATTGGCGGCTTTTGATGACTTGAATGTATTGCAGAAAAATGATTCTGGAAGCGGTAGTGGTGGCTCATCTGGAGCATCTGGTAGCGGCTATGAAGAAGTACCATTAACCCAAAAGGATTTTGAGTGGGTAAAAAATGTAAAAAAATTATTTGAAGCAATACTTCCAATTGTCTTAGCGATTGCAGCTGCTTTATTGACATGGAAAATTGCTAGTTTTCTGACAGATTTATTGGCAATGAGTTCAATTCTTGGAACAATTGTTTCATGGCTTGTTGTTATTGCAGGATTTGCATTGACTATATATAGCCTGTTCGACATGTGGAAGAATGGTGTTGATTGGGAGAATTTAATAGGCTATATCGTTGGTACTTCTCTTGCAGTCGGTGGATTATATGCTTTATTTGGCCCGATGGTAGCCGGTATTGCTCTGATAGTCATTTCTATTGCAGGATTAATAACTGCACTTAATGACATAAAAGAAAACGGATTAAATGCACAAAATACGTGCTTATTATTAGTTTCTGCTTTTGGCTTGGTAGTCGGAACGTTTATGGCATTTGGAGCAGTTGCAGCCAGTGTAGTTGCTGGAATCCTTTTAATATCAGCAGGAATTGCGGATTTGATAAATAATGGAGTAAATCTAAAAAATGGAATATTAATTGTTTCTGGTGTTTTTCTTGCATTGGTAGGTATCGTTGGTGCAGTAGTTGCAGCTATAGCAGCATTGATAGCAGGTTTAGTGCTTATAATAGCAGCGGATTGGGAAAATTTTAAACAAACCGTATGGGAACCCATAAAAGAATGGGGAATGGAGCTTTGGGAAAATTTCAAACAAATAGGCGAAGGATTACAAGAGATATTCCAAGGTGTTTTAGATTTCCTTGAAGGCGTATTTACATTAAATTGGAAAAAAATATGGAATGGTATAAAAAAATTCTTTATTGGTGTTTGGGATGTTATAGTGGGAAGTTTGAAAGCATCGGTCAATCTACTGATAGGCGCTCTAAACACTGTATACAATGCTATATGCGGTGTTATAAATGCCTGCATAGAAGCAATTAACAAAATTAGTTTTACTGTTCCTGATTGGGTACCCGGATTAGGTGGCAAACAATTCGGAGGATTTAATTTACAAAAAATCCAACCTATTAACATACCTTATTTAGCTAACGGAGGAATAACAACCGGAGCAACAATCGCAAAAATCGGAGAAGCCGGAAGAGAAGCTGTCCTGCCGCTTGAAAATAATACCGGCTGGATGGACGACCTTGCATCAAAGCTTGCAAGCAAAATGCCGGACTATAGCGGTGCTAAGACAGTAGTACTTTCGGTGGATGGTAAAGAGTTCGCAAGAATCAATCTGCCGTATTTACAGGATGAAGAAATAAGACTTGGGATAGCGGAGGGATAAGATGGTACATAAGTATACACAAGGACTTATCATTGATGGAATTACATATAATATCCCTCTGGTGTCTATCCAGAGGACACTAGACTTTCTGGAAAAGTATGCAGAGAGGACAGAGGACGGCGACATTAAGATCGAGAGTATCGGACTTTATAAGAATTATACAATTTCCATCGGAACAATCGATGATGTAGAAATGTATGACAAACTGATAGATCATATCACGGATTGCGAGAACCGATTCCATCATGTATCACTTCCGGATGCTAGTAAGCAGTTTGATTTTTATGGGTATTTTTCCTCTATTAAAGACGAAGTGGAAAAGGTATTGGACAACGGAGCGAAATATAAAGGCTTGTCTTGGAAAATGACGAGCAAGAAACCATCAAGGACACCGTAAGGGGGCATTTATGAGAACATATTGCAGGGCAGAAATGAAATTTATAGATGTTACCGCATTATCAGATGCCACGGTTACGACAGATGATAACCAGGGCATAGGTTCAGTTGAGTTGTTTGCAGACCAGACGGAACAGAAAAGTTATGGGACTTTTGAACTGAACCAATTTGTGCTAGATGGAAGTAAAAGCGTATTGACGGAAAATCCGAAAGACATTGCATTTTGGAATGATGCGTTATCGAAGGAAGATTGTACTTTTGAAACAGATCCTAAGATTACAGTCACGTTCCAAGAGCAGCACACGTCCGCAGCGATCACACTTTATTTTGAAGATGAGCCACCAGCAGAGTTGAAAATCACATGGTATACAATCGCCGGTACAAAATTAATCACAGAAACATTTTACCCGGACAGCCTTATTTATGTTTGCAATACACAGGTGCAGAATTATGGAAAAATTGAGATTGAATTTGTAAGAACAAGCTTTCCACAGAGATATATTAAGCTTCAGTATATTTTATATGGAAAATATATCGTATGGGATAAGGATATGATCCAGACAGCCAAGGTGCAGGAGAACATTGATGTGACCTCTGCATCCTTGTCTATCAACGAAGCGGATATTTCAATTGTTGATATTAATGATGATTTTGACGCAGAAAACGAAAATGGAGCATGGAAGAGTGTACAGAAAACGCAGGAAGTCACATTGTCAGAGTTTAAGAACGGAAACATGATTCCTATGGGAGCATTCTTCATCAACGACTTTTCTTTTTCAAAGAATATTGCAAAATTTAAGCTGGTTGATGTAGTTGGTTTATTAGATAAGTATACATTTTATGAAGGACAGATATATAACAATGTCCGCGCAGAAGTGATACTGAATGCGATATTTGCCACTGCCGGTATCAAAAAATATACGATTGATGAAGAAGTCGGCAACATACTTTTAAGTGGCTATTTAGCCATCCAGACGTGCCGCAAGGCATTGCAACAGGTATGCTTTGCGTGTGGTGCGGTTGCGGATGACAGCCGGAGCGATAAAATCAAGGTTTATAAGCCAGACAGATATGTGAAATCCACTGTCGGGACGGATCGCAAATTTAATGGAAATACGAAAGTATCTCTTGAAAAATATATCTCTGGTGTGAATATTGAGATGAAAAACTATGCATTGGAAGAAAAAACCTCAGACATTTATAAGAAAACATTGCCGACCGGAGATACAAAAATCACTTTTTCGAGCCCATATCTTCCATCGTCCATCACGGCAAGTGCCGGCACGCTGAAAGAAGTAAAAACAAATTATCTCATCATTAACATGCCGGATGCCGGACAGTGCCAGATCACAGGTATTAAATATGCAAATACCACTTTTTCTTATGAGAAACGTGTGGATAAAATCGAAGCTGGAGAGACAGAAAATATAAAGAAGTACAGTGGATGCACCATTTATAATGCTGATATATTACCCGATATCGCCGCTTATCTTTTGGATTATCATGCCTTGAGAAAAAAGGTGGGAATGAAGTACCTGGTTGACTTAGAGCAGGTAGGAAATTGGGCGAATATAAATTCCATCGGTGGCAAGACATCGACAACATTGATTGAAAGCCAGACGCTTGATTTGACCGGTGGATTTATCGCAACGGCAACGTGCAGGGGGTATTCAGTAGTTGTTACGGAAAATTACTTCGCCGGAGTTGAATTATATACGGGAGGAGATGTACTGATCTGATGAATTACAATCCAATTAATCCTTATTATGACGAGCTTAGAAAAGAAAATCTGAAGCTCACAAAGGAAAACAAAGCTTTAAAAGAAGAAAATGAGCGTCTGAAAAGTGAGGTGGTTGCTTATGCTAGTGTGGATGCAGACAGTGACGGACCGGTCACAGAGTGATGTGGATCGCATGTTGGAGTTGTTACAGAAAGGATGGGATAATTTCAATGTAGACGAAAAAACAGAATGGCTTGCCGGGATGAAAGGCGCACTGAATCGATCAGATATGCAGAGAATCCAGAATAACACAAAGTTATTATCAGATGTGCTGGAACTTAATCTTACGGTTGCAGACGTTCCAGAACATCCAAATGAGACATTTTTAATGTCAGTCATAAATAACACAGAGGTTATCAGAAATGCGTACATGATTCATGGAGACACGCCGCAGACACCGAGTATGCCAGTCAATACATACCAGAAGATGAATGATATAGAGAAAATATTAGATGATGTGTATGGCATTTTACTTAACAACTTCAATTATTACTGTGGATCAGAGATATATGCCGGAGATGATACCGGACTATTATTATAGGAAGAGAGGACATATTATGGCATTTGTAAAGAAAACATGGAAAAACAGAATTGCAGAGTACATCAACCGCCGACTGCTTACGAATGAAGATGGCAGCACAAATCTTGTGACAGTTGCAAGGGATGAGGGCACAATCTCGCAGGAGGGTGATGCTTTTAATGCTGCAAATATGAATGATCTGGAAGATAGAATTGAGTCGGAGTTTAATGAGATAAACCAGAGTTTAGCTAACAAAATTCCAGACTACGCACATTTTGACACTCTTGGGACACCAACAACTGGTGGTGCAACTTACAACATAAGTAAAGATGGTTTTTTTCAACTTCATGGTGCAACGCTTACCACATCGGCTTCAATTTTTTATAGGATACGAATTAATAATGTCATTATTGAAGAGGGATATACGGTTAACATGAGGTACGGATATTATACATCCCCTTTATTCCCGGTATTAAAAAATGATATTGTTAAAGTTGAGGTAGATACAAATGTAGCAGGTGTTAATTATGTAGCTAAGCTATACCATGCAAGATAAATAGTTTTTATTCTGATATATAATATCGTTAAAAATATCATTTATAATACCAGATTTAGATCGTATTTGGTGTATACGCATATACAACAGCAGATCCACCTGCGGTTGCAACATTTGTGGAAACAATATCGCCCTTATAAGCTCTTATACAACCACTTATTTCAGTGACGTTATTTGGTGTTCTAGTTACAAGATCGCCAAATTTAATTCCATTTAGTGAGAAACTTGCTCCTGTATATGCTTTATCTGTCGTTTTAAGAGTATAAACTAATAAATAATCTTTAGTTAAAGGCGAACCGCCATTAACTAGAATACCTTTTGTCCCTTTAGCTGGATTTTTTAAGTTAGTTAAACTCTGGTTATACGAAGCAAAATGTGACAAAAAATTATTCTGAAATATTATAATTGAATTATACAAAAGAAAGGAAGATGATCCAATGGAGATGTTAAAAGAAACGTACACGATTGCTTTGCCTATCGTTCTGACAGCATTAATGGGATACATAGTGTGGCTTTTGAAAAATCAGAAGTCAGACAGAGATGCGAATAGCAGAGGAACGATGCTGTTGCTTCGTGTGCAAATGATTGAGTACCATAATAAATACATGGCTCTCAAAGAAATTCCATCCTATGCCTATCAGAATTTTATGGAAATGTACGATGCCTATCATGCGTTGGGCGGAAATGGAATGGTCACAAAGATGAAAAATGAAATTGAAGAGCTTCATCTGAAGCAGAAAGAGAGGATTTAAACATGACAGATTTAGGATTTTTAACAGAATTTATGGTGCCTGTGATCGTAGGCATTTGCCTTTGTATAGGCTATGTCGTGAAAAAATGGATTAAGGATGTGGATAATAAATACATCCCTACCATTTGTGCGGTATTAGGTGTGCTTTTAGCCATTTGGATCAACGGATGGACAATCACAGCATCTATCTTATTAAGTGGCTTATTCAGCGGTTTAGCAAGCACAGGACTGCACCAGTTATTTAAGCAGTATATTGAAAAGAAGGAGGAATAAAAGAATGGTTATTAACGTACATGCAGGGCACAACCCGGACGGAAAAGTAGCGTGTGGAGCTATCGGAATCATCCGGGAATCAACAGAAGCAAGAAATGTTAAAAATGAGGTTATCAGACAGTTAAAAGGTCTTGGGCATACCGTGTATGACTGTACGGTTGACAATGGCACAAGTGCAAATAATGTGCTTTGCAACATCGTAGGTAAATGCAATTCTCATGCGGCTGATCTTGATGTATCTATCCACTTTAATGCAGGTGCGAAGGATATGTCTGGAAACGGACGGACAACAGGTGTAGAAGCATATATTTATAGTGATAATAGCAAAGCAAAACCATTTGCAGAGAAAATTGTGAAAGCAATTGCAGCACTTGGATTTAAAAATCGTGGTGTGAAGATTAACAAAAAGCTTTACGTGCTCAATCACACAAAAGCACCTGCGATGCTGATTGAATGTTGCTTCGTGGATGATAAAGACGATGTAGCACTGTATGACTTTAAGAGCATGGCAAGTGCGATTGTTTACGGAATTACAGGACAGCAGTACATTGAACCATCCAATAACACATCTGATGACGATGCTGCAACTTCTGGATCAGAGACAAGCGTAGGTGATAAAGATTCTATTTATCGTGTACAGGTCGGAGCGTATCGCAACAAAGCAAATGCTATTTCCTTGCAGGAAAAATTGAAAGCAGCAGGATTTGACTCTGCGATTGTAAAAGCGTAAAATAAATGGCGGTTAGAATTTCTAATCGCCATTTTTAATAGACTTGTACTAATTAATGTTAACCGCTCGAATATGCAAACCAAAGACCGAAATCGGCCACCTGGACAGTGACCGGAAGCGCGGCTTTCGTCCTCGGAAAAGAGAGGGGAATGGCAAAAATCACAGGGATCACAACCGGAAAAATTGTGGATTTTGGGATCAAAGATTCCATGAACATGGGGGCAGCCATGGCACCAGCAGCCAAAGAGGTCATCAGACAGCATTTTGAGGATTTCGGGCGAAGTGAAAAAGAATATGACAGAATCATTACAGGAGATCTCGGAACGGTAGGACAGAAAATTCTCATTGACCTGTTGTTAAAAGACGGTTACGATATCAGTAAGATACACTCGGATTGTGGAATTGAAATTTTTGATGCTGAAAGCCAGAATACCGGGGCAGGTGGTTCCGGATGCGGCTGTTCAGCAGTGACGCTAAGCGCTTACTTTTTAAAACAGATCGAAGATGGAACGTTAAAACGGATATTGTTCGTGCCGACAGGCGCATTGCTTTCAACGGTGTCTTTCAATGAAGGAATGACGGTGCCTGGCATTGCACACGCAGTTGTCATCGAACATGCAGATGCATAGACAATGGATTTTCAGAAAGAAAAGAGGATGAAAAATGGATTATATCAATGCATTCTGGGTAGGCGGACTGATCTGTGCACTTGTCCAGATTCTTATGGAGAAAACAAAAATGCTTCCGGGCAGGATCATGGTTTTACTCGTATGCCTTGGGGCGGTGCTTGGCGCATTGCAGATTTATCAGCCATTCATAGAGTTCGCGGGAGCCGGTGCAAGTGTGCCGCTGCCAGGCTTTGGAAATACACTCTGGAAAGGCGTAAAGGAAGCAGTGGACGAGAATGGATTTATTGGCATTTTTATGGGAGGATTTAAAGCGAGTGCGGTTGGTATTTCAGCAGCACTGATTTTTTCCTATATTGCAAGTATCATTTTCCAGCCGAAAATGAAAAAATAGTAACCGGAATGGAGTGGTGAAAATGGATAAAGAAAAATTGAAAGCCTATGGCGTTGATTATGAAAATGCAGTGAAACGTTTTGCGGGAAATGAAGCTTTATATGAAAGATTTTTGAAAAAGCTGACTGAGGACGATCATCTTGCAATCGGGGAACAGGCAATGAAAGAAGAACGGTATGAGGATGTGTTAGAGGCCGTTCACGCCTTAAAAGGGGTTGCTGGGACCCTTGGAATGACGGAACTGTTCCAGGCAGCATCAGAGGTAGTAGCTTCCATACGCAAAAATGAAATCAGCCATCTGCAGGAGCAGATGGCTAAGGTACATACAGAATTTGAAAAAGCCTGTGAGGCGGTTTCCTGAACAGATAGCTGCGCTGCCCGCCTGTGTGCGAAAGTGTGCGCCTGGCGCACACTTTGTTCCATATTATTTAAAATAACACCGGGCGTGTGGAATCTAATTCGCGGAGCAAAGCGGCAAAATCGGCATGTTCTTCCGGAAGTTTCCAGCAGAGGATGGAAGGGTGATAAGCGTTCTGCAACACATATTCTGTGAGCAGATTCCTACAGTCCTCCTCATCTGCAGCAATGTCGCAGAGTTCTTTTAATTCCACACAGGCAAAACTTCCGTCTTCGTCCATATCGTCATAGACAAACGGATCAGATTCCAGAGTGCGGATGAGATCATTTTCCGGGACACAAAGACCGTTTACGATAACAGAGCCATTTGACTCCATGGACAGATTGCGCAGCCCAAAAGGAAGGACGATCTGATCTTCTGTGGCGCCGTTAACAATCAGTCCTGCCACGACCACATAAAGCTTTGGAGAGGTTTTTCCATTCCAGAGGCATGGGTTCGTCAGATGGCAGATATACTCTGGTGCCGAGGCCGGAACACTTTTATTTGCAAGCATTGTTCCCGTAGTAGTAAGCACAGTGTATGAGATCATGGCATTTTCCGGAAGGTTTTTTGCATGGGCGGTGATACGGATACTTGCAGAGGAGGTGGAAATCGCCTGCGGGATCACGGTAAGTCCTGCATCACCAAAGTGGTCTAATGAAAAATGGTGTTTTCCGACAACGATAAGACTTGCATCTAAACAAGGAACTTCACTGTCACATACAATGTCTAATTCGTTGTCGCCATTTACGATCTGATCGGTGACATCCACGCGGTAAAGCGTATAGCTTCCGGTGTGATCTCCGATTTTTTCCTGATTCACAAATACTTCCATGGAAGGTGCAGCTCCTAACAGTTCCAGATAATAGCAGTATGCGTCTTCCTTATTCAAAGGAAGGATCCTTTTGTGGACAGCTTTGCCGTCCGGAGTCTTTTCCGTGGATAATATCCAGTCAGAATTTATATTCAGAATGTTTCGCATGTAAAATCTCCTTTAAGATAAAAATTCTTTACAGTTAAAATTATTATAATGTAAAACTTGCCAAAAGAAAAGAAAAAAGCGGAGTTTAACTTGTGAACTGCCGCTTATAGGTGGTGTTACGGATTTCCTGAGGTTATGTCGTATTGCATGCCAACAAAGTGTATAGAAATATAAAAAATAGAACTGTTTGT